ACAGACTTCTATATAGAAGTCAACCTCTTTTTTACCAAAATATTAAATTTTTTGTAATCTAGGGTCTGTACTAAGTATGTTCTTTTCAGCTCTTGGTCTAGACAAACGCTTCTCAGCCATTTTACGTATTATCGCTTTATGTGCTAATTCTGTTTTTCTTTTTTTGCGAGCTATTTCGAAGTCTTTGTAATTCATGACACTCTCCTCGTTAAAGTTAAGTGCGTTCCTTCGCTAATGCTACTTCCGGGCTTGTTGCCTGAACGTTGTATTATTATTTAGTATCTAATACTTCATTTAAGTTCGATTCTCTATCCAAATACTTGTAATCTATTTTAACTGGGTCAAACTTATCTAGTGCGTCAAATACTGTTTTTATATCTAAGTCACTACAAGTATATACATCTAATTGTATTAGTTTTGGACTTTTTTCGTCCCATATGTGTATTGCTACATGTGATGTTTCGATAATAGTAACACAAGTAAATCCTCTGTTACCTTTCATATCACAATACTTAACATATGGTCCCATCATAATCTTCATACCAATGTCTTTAATTAAATTAGAAGCCCAATCAGTAATAGTTTGTTCGCATATTGGAGGATTACTAACTTCTGCTCGTATTATTAAATGTTTATGTTTCATAATATACATAATTTATATATGAATTCAAACACAAAGTCAACCAGAAAATTTAGTCATAAAAATAGGCCCCGTAGGGCCTATTTTAAATTGCTTTGTCGCTATTGCTTACTTGAAGCTTGTAGTAGTATTATCAATACTTACTAAGCCTAAGTAGTCAGCCGCATTACCTAAAGATGAAGCAACGTTTGATAACTCAACATATCCGTATCTAGTCATGAAAGACACAACTGGCTCGAATGATGTTGGGTCAAGTACAACGCCACTTGACATTAGTGGAATATAAGGTGCGTAGAACGCTGGTGCGTCTGATTCGCTTGAACCTTTGTATCCAACTAGTACACCTGTGCTGTCTGCTGCATATGCGTCTACGTATACTTTCATAGCACCGTTCAAAGTACCAACCATTTTAGTGTTAGTTGGAGCTTCAAAAGTACCTTCAGTTGTACGTGCAAACGCTGAAGTTGTAGCTGACTGTAGGATAGTTAGTGCGAATGGTGATACCACTGCATAATTACCTGCGCCTCTACGTGTTCTTGCTGCAATGTTGTTAGCAACTTTGTTGATCTGAACAGCAAGAGCTGCATGCTCGTCACCAACAAAAGTAGCTGTACCACTTACTGCGGCTTGATCGTATGTTTCTTGAGCTGATCCAGCTAAAGAACGTAGAGATGCTAAGATCTCTTGATCAATTTCAGCAGTAATTTCTTGCGCTAGTGCCGCCATGATCTCAGCTTCGATGTCAATGCCCTGTTGAGCTTGTGCATCTTGAGCCGCTTCAAAAGTCCATCTAGCTGATAGCTTTCTGGTTTTTGCTTCGACTGTTTGCTTTAAGATCTGGATGCTTAAACGCTTACCAGCTGTACCTTCTAACGTAGCAGTTGAATCTGCTTTGTTAGTAGTTGCGTTACCTGAATACCCTTCAGCAATTTTGAATGGTGATAGTGCTTCTTCACCAGCCGTTGCTGTATCAAAAGTATCTGAGTAGCGTACTCTTAGTGTGTGGATTTGACCCACTGGACCTGTCATCGGCTGTACACCAACTAATTCGTTAGCGATTACAGTCGGCATAACACGTCTGATTACCGGAAGGATAACTCTGTTTAGTGTAGCAACATTACCTGCAGATGAAGCACCTGCTGTAGCTGTCTCCGCCAAATACCTTTTAGTATTTTCTAGTGTAACACCCATAACAGCTTTCTTGTTGCCATCTAGGCCTTCAAGAAGTGCGCTTTTTGTATCCTGCCAGCGACTTTCTAGTAGTTCTGACATTATTTTCTCCTTATTTCAATCCTGCAAGTCTACGTAAATCTACCACATTATCGGTAGAATTTGTGCTTGCAGCCATGTCATTAGTTTCTTTATTGCCTGTGATTTGTGTGCTTTCGGTAAGTGTTGCCTTGGTATCCTTCGCTGGGGTGTTTCCTGCTATTACGCTAGGCATGTACTTTTCAAAAGACTTAGAAAGTCTTTCAGTCTGTACAGATTCCAGCAAGTCTGACATGATTTCTCTTTGTTCCACATTAAGCGGCCCTAATAGTTCATTCATAACTTCTTTTCTGTGTGCTGTGTCTTTAGCAGTTCTAATTTCAGCGTCTTTGCTTTCAACTAGAGTTGCTGTATCCACTGCTTCTTTTTTAGCTTCAGCTAATTGCTTATCTTTCAACTCAACTACTTTTAATAGTTTAGCAGTTTCAGATTTTTCATTGAGGTAACTGTTTTGGTATTCGTTGCTGAATGCTTCAAACAATTTACGGCCAAAATCGTTTTCACGAGCCGTATCAATGTCTTCCTTAAGTTGACCAATTTCTTTCTTTAGACCTTTGTCAACTGTTTCCACAACTAGTTTTGTTGCGCCGGAGATAAACTCTTTCTTAACCTTAGCTAGATGTGACTTAGCTTCACGTACTAAACGTACCTTCGTTTCTGCTAAATCTTTCTTATCTTCATAAAACTCTGCGATTTCATTAGACAAAGAATCTACAATGAACTCTTCAAGTTTAGAAAACTTGCCTGCCATTGCTTTCTGATCTTCGTGAAGTTCACCAATTTCTTTTGATAGTTGATCTACAACAAAACTTTTCATTAGATCAGCGTTTTCACGCTGTGCTACTGCATATTTTGCTCTAGCTTCAGCTAACTTTTGGCGATCATCGGCGAATTCAGTGATTTCTTCCGTAAGTTTTTCACTAAGCATTTTATCAATAGCTTCCACCATTGTTGCTTTGTCATGCTCATACTTCTGAGCAAATTCCTCACGGAGTTCAGCTGTGGTATTCATTTTGTTCTCTTGAACTCGTGAATTCCATGCTTCTTCGATTTCTTGTCGAATGTCTTCTGAAATAGCGTTATTTTCAAAGAGTGCTTTCAGTGCATCTAACATTCTTTTTCTCCTAATTAGCGAAGTCCGTTGATAATGTTAACCAACGATTCCTTCAAGTATTTCTGTGCCTTAGTATCGCCCTTTAATTCTTGAGCTAGTTGTAATGCCTTATACCCACCACGAGTATCCATTAAGTGTTCGTAAATTGGAGTCGGATATGCTCCCGGAGCACTTGGTTGGGCAACGGCATCAACAGTAATAATTTCAAACTCGCTGACTTCTCCGCTACCATCGTCTTTTACATTTCCTGATCCTCTCGATGAAACACCTAACTTTACACCATTTTGAATCATGGTTTGAATTAGTTGCCCCATCGGAGTTGGAATGATTTTTAATTTTCCGTAACCATTTGGTCCGTCCATCCACATTTCAGTAATCATATGGCTTACACGATCCAAATTAACATTAAGTCCTTCTGGATGATCTACTTCACCTAGTACACTATACCCGCCTTTAATTTGATCGTTGAGCGTGTTGACAGCCCTACTGATTTCATTAACAGGATATACACGCTGGTTAGCGTTACGAACACCACCTTGAATGCAGATACCTTTTAAATACAGGTCTTTTCCACCTGCATCATTTTCAGTATGCTCCACGACCATATTAGCTTGGTCGAATGTAAGTGTCTCGGTTAGGTTTAACATCTAGTTTTCCTTAACTATTTAGAACCGATAGGTGATTTACTATCTGTTCCAGTTTCGCCTGCGCCTTTTTTCTCTGCGCCATGGCCTTTAGTGTTTGACATTGACTTAGAAGCTTTACCGCCTGGTACATTTACGTTCCCTGCGCTATCTTCTTTTGAAGTAGGAGCTGTACGCCCTTTTTCTTCACTTGAACCTTTAGCAATATTAGCTGTTGTTCCGCCCATGTTATTTGCACCAGCAACTGGAGATTTTGCTTTATTGTCTTCGCCTTTTGGCAAATTTACTGTGTCCACATACTCTCTCATTTGCTCTCCGGCAGTCTTTTTGCCTTCGAAAGCTGGTACTTCTTCTTCAACACTAAGTTCGGGAGCGACATCAAATGCCTCTTCCTTATCAGCATCAGCATCATCCATGTCCATTGGCATTTCATCTGCGTCTGCGTCATCTTTTTCACCTTCGTCACCTGACATCATTTTTTCAAATTCTGCCTTAAGCTCGTCTAGTGCATCTTCTAGGTCAACTACTTTCTTCTCAAGCTCTTCTTCGCCTTCGTCGTCCATATCGTCCATAGAATCTTTTTCTTCACCGTCTTTATCATCCATTGCGTCTTCTAGATCGCCTGTTGCGTCCATGTCGTCCATTGGTGCTTCTGGTGTAAATTCTCCAAAGTTTTCGTCAACTTCTTCATCTGAAGCTTCGTCAACTTCTTCGTCAGTAGATTCATTAGTTTCTTCATCATCTGATGCTTCATCTACTTCTTCGTCTGATGCTTCGTTAGTTTCTTCATCATCTGATGCTTCATCTACCTCTTCATCCGAAGCTTCATCTACTTCTAAATCTTTTAATTCTGATTCTAGCATCTCTTCATAGATACCACGTGATTTTTCAATCACAAATTCATGGAATAACTGATCTGCGCCATCGCGATCGTTATTAACCAATTTTTCGAGCATTTGCTCGAGTTTGCTTTGATCTGCCATTGTTTTCTCCTATTATAGTTTAACTGGTAAGACTGTCTAATAGTATTTACATTTAGATTAAAAAATAGGGGTTAAACGGCACTATAATGAGCCGTTTTGGTATTTTTTATCTAAAAATCATAATATCTTTTAAATTCGCTTACTGTTATATGTGACAAGTTATTACATTTCTTTAAATGTTTAGGGACAAAATCATCTTTGTCCTCTACTACACGTATGTAATTTATTTGTGCGTGTGCTTCGCAAGTTGAAGTTGTTTGCCTCTCCCAATTTCCAAAATATGTTGCAGGTTCACTTTCTCTTTTGTAATTATGTGTTCCTGCGTATAAGTTATTTACCCTAGAACGGTTGCCTTGTTTATCTTGTAATCCGTGGAAATCAAATCCTAATATGTATATTGTGTCATGCCTGTGTGTACTAGCTAACCATAATGCTGTTGGACCACTACTCCAA